TCAGCCAACATGCGGTTCTCGTGGCGGTCCCGCACGCTGGATATTGTCAGCCTGCTCGAGCACGGCAACCGCAGCGAGCACGAAGCCATCTGTCAGGAGCAGCTGCCCTAATGGCCATTGTCGCAGGTGAGCCGCTCATCAAGTTGGCCGTGGGCCGTGGCAAGGCGGCAAAGGCGTTGTATTCGCTCGCGCCGCTCGATGACGTGGTGGACGAGCTGAAGAAGCTGCCGGCCGACATTTCCAACAGATACCAGCGCAGGGCGCTGAAGAAGGCTGCCCAGCCAGGAAAGGCTGCCCTAGAAGCCAACGTGCGAGCCATCGGCCAGGTTAGCGGCAACCTGCTTGCAAGCATCACAGAGCGTGGCAAGAGCTACACCAACAACAAGTTCAGGGTTCCAGTGTCGGTCATCGTGATCGGCTTCCGCCGCCCAGTTGGTGGCGGTGCTCAGCGGACGGCAGAGACGGCGTTCGGCGGCTCTGTGATGAAGGGGCCGAACCGGGCCTATCATTCGCACTTGGTCGAGTTTGGAACGAAGGGCCGCCGGACTCCAGGCAAGAGCCGAGTGGTGAAACGCCGCCGCGTGATCCTCGACGGCCGGATCATCACGCAGCGTGAGCGCCGAAAAGAGCAGCCCGACAGGAACCCACGGCAAGTTCTGTCCTCGTGGAACACCCGCCGGGGAAAGGGCTCGTGGCAGGGCAAGTATCCGATCGACTTCATTGCCACGGGCTCCGTGGCCCCGATGCCAGCGCTGCGTCCGCTCGAGCGGGCCTTCAATCAGTCGCGCGCTGCGATGAAAAGCATTCTGGATGTCGAGATGCGTAAGTCTCTCTCGGCGGCATTGCGGGCTTTTGAACGCAGGAACAAGGCAGGCGACAAATGAAAAGCCCCGAAGCCGTTCTCCGCAATGCACTCGTGACCACGACGGCCGTATCGTCCGTGGTGTCGAACCGCGTGTATCCGCTGCTTGCCCCGCAGGCCGCGCCGCTGCCCTTTATCACCTACCGCCGCACGGGCATCCGCCGGATGCAGACGCTGGGCGCGCCGATGGGTGTGCCGCAGGTGAGCGTGGATTTCGACGTGTACGCGACGACCTACGAAGGGGCTCGTGACCTGGCCGACCGCTGCCGCTCCGTTCTGGATGGGTACGGGGGAACCTTCGACAATACGGTGGTACAGCAGACTTCGCTCGAAAACGAACAAGACGATTTCGTGCAGCTGGCCGGGGCGGACATGCCGCCTGTGTACAGCGTGAAACTTTCCTTCGACATCTGGTGGCAGGAGACATAGGCACATGAGCACCCCGCATTCCGGCTCGGGTACCACGCTGACGTTCCCAGGTTTCACTGGCAGCGTTACAAACATCACGTACACCCTGAACGACGTTACTGGCGATGACACCATCGACATCAGTCACCTTGGGCTAAGTGCAGGTGCTTCAGTGTTGACGCTCTCTCGCCCGCTGAAGGGTTCCGCGACCGACACTGGCCGTGAAGTGCAAGTGGATTATATCGGCACTGGATTTCTTTCAGACGGCGCTACCGGAACGCTCGCCATCACTGGTGGACTGGCGTTGTCTGCAAGTGCCACGGTGCAAAGCTCGTCTGTGACGCTTGCCGTAAATGACGTTATCCGGGGCAGCGTTACCTTCCGGGTTGCCCGCTAACCCACGGGAGGCCATCCCGTGGCGACTTATAGCACCAGCGTCTCAGTGACTTGGGGTGTCGTGCCCTTCACTGAAGTTGTTGGCCTAGATTGGACCTACGGCGGCGGTGCTCCCAAGGGCCGCAGCGTCGTGTGGACCGATGACGCTGGCAGCGTCTCCGTCACCACGCTGGCGGGTGCCAACACGAGCACGGACGAGTACGGCCTGCGCAAGCAGCTGGTGATTCTCGGCGGCGGCCAATCCTTGACGAGCCAGGCAGTATGGGAGTCGCTGAGCGTCTCGAATGAAGTCAACGGCGTGACCCGTTACACGGTGACGTTCAAACTTTTGGACAACTGACACATGCCACTGACACGGGAACAGATCGACGCAGCCGACGACGCCAAGATCATCAAGGTGCAGGCATTCGGCGGCGAGTGCTGCCTGCGGCTGATGAGCGTAGGCGAACGAGACTCCTACGAGCTAAAGCTGGTGGAGGCCGGCGGCAAGGCGATCCCCGACTTTCGCTCCGAGCTCTTGAGCCGCACGCTGTGCGACGAGAAGGGCAACCTGCTCTATGCAGGCGACGAAGGCGTGGAAGCCTTGAAGCGCCGCAGTAGCGACCAGATGCACAAGCTGTGGCAGGCGGCCATGAAGCACAACGCACTGACAGAGGAGGAGATTAAGAGACTAGCGGGGGAATGAACGCCCGTCCGACGCTTCAATTCAAAATGCGTCTGGCGGGCCACCTGGGAAAGACACTCGCCGAAATCGACCAGATGGATTCGCGGGAGTTCTCTCGGTGGCTAGCGTTCTCCAGGTGGTTCTCTCCGCTGGCTGACAGTTGGACGCAAACCGGGATGCTGGCAAGCGCGATGCTTGCACCGTACTGCCCACGTGGCAAGGTGCCATCGGCAAGCGACTTCATCCCGATCGAAGACAAGGCACCGAAACATCCGAATCAGATACGCGAAGTGCTCGAGCAGATGAAGCGAGACTTGGAAGGCTGAGATGGCAACCGTAGGGCTAGGCTTTCAACTATCGGCGAATGCCACGCAGATGTCTGCGGGCATCAACGCTGGCGTCGTGGAGCTGCAGAAGCTTGGCTATGCCGCCAAACGCACGCAGCAAGATGTTTCGACGCTGAAGACCATCGAGCTGTCTCGGGTCTTCGTCTCTGCGATCCAGTCTGTGGCCGGCTCGTTCACGTCGTTTGTGGCCGGGGCCGCGTCTGCTGTGGCCGCCGTGGACGATCTCAGCAAGCGCACGGGCGTGTCTGCCCAGACGCTCCAGGCGTATCAGTTCGCAGCCGAGCAGTCTGGCGTGAGCGTTGAGACGTTTGGCAAGGGCATCCAGAAGCTTGGCATCAACCTCGGCGAAGCCCAGACGGGCAACAAGTCTGCAATCAAGTCTTTCGCGGATCTTGGCTTGTCGGTCGAAGAACTCACCAGGCTCTCGCCAGAGCAGGCATTTGAGAAGGTGGCGGCAGCGATCTCGCAGCTGCCAAATCCCGCCCAGCAGGCGGCGGCTGCCGTTGGGCTGTTCGGCAAGAGCGGTGCCGAGCTGGTGCCTGTGTTTCAGGAGGGCGCAGGTTTTCTTGGCGAAATGCGGCGGCAGGCTGAGGCTCTTGGCCTGGTGCTCGGCGACACGCAGGTGCAAAACCTCGCCCAGCTCGATGATTCCTTCGGCGTGCTGAGTGCCACCGTGCAGGCGTTTAAGCAGCGGGTGACGGCTGACCTCGCCCCGGCACTTACCGAAGCGTCGAGGTCTGCGGCCGAGTTCATCGCGGCCATTGACGTGCAAGCCGTAGCCAAGGCAGCCGAGGGTGCGATTGCCAGCCTGGCTGACGCAGGCCGGGTGCTCGGTGAATCGTTCCTCATCATCTACAAGGCCGCAGCCCCGCTGGCCAGCGCCGTGCTGCCGATTGTGGCCGACACGCTGTCAGTCATTGGCAAGAACATTCAAGGGGCTGCCGTTGGTGCGATTGCTGCGGCAACCGCGTTTGGTGCCTACAGCCTTTCGTGCGTGTCTGCGACGGCTGCCACGGCAGCCCTGTCTGCGGCTGTCACCACGCTGCTTTCCCGCACTGGCGTTGGCTTACTGGTTGTCGTTCTTGGTGCCGTCGCTGGCACGTACATCAACATGGCGGCTGCCGCAGGTGATGCCGCTGACACAAGCACTGCAGCCGCCGACAGAATCACCAAGGCGATTGCCGAAACAAAGACTCAGATTGCCGCTGCCACAGGTGCGGCAAAAGAGTTTGGCGTACAAGCCGAGCTGGCCTTCAAGCTGCCTGCCGAGATCACCGACGCCACAATCATTCAAGGAACGGTAGACGAGGCTACGGCAGCGTTTCGCAAGTTAGCCCAAGAGGCTGGCGGCCTTGCGGCTGTGCCGCAGGAAGTCGTTGACGCTTTCGACACGCTCACGACAGACGTTGAAAACATCAACGCCGGCCTGGTTGAAAGCGCCGCCGGCCAGCAGTTCGTGGCTCAATCGGCAAGCGAGTTGCTGACGACCATCAACAACATCACTGCGGCACGGGCGGAAGAGAAGAAGGCCACCGATGCCGTTGCGGACTCAGCCCGCAAGGCCAGCGAAGAGGCGAGCAAGCGGGTTCGTGATCTTGTGGAGTCCGGCGTTCCTGAATCGGAGAAGTCGCGGCTGACGCTGTCAGAAGACCTGCTGGCAATCACCCGCACGATCGCTGATGCCGAAAAGGCGCTGGCAGATGCTCGGAAGTCTGGAGATGCCGCAGCCGTCGCCCAGGCCCAGCAGCGTCTGGCGCTCACGCAGCAGACGGCCGCCGCTGCAGCCAACGCCGCACAGCAACAAGCTCGAGATCGTTCGCTAGAGGCGCGTGGCTTAAACAAAGCTCTGTTTCAGCAACCGCCCAACTTGAAGGATCAGTTAAAGGAAGTCCGTGACGCCTTTAATGCCGGCGAGATCACGCGACAGCAAGCCGCAAACGCTTTTGACAACCTGACCAAAAGCGCCGTTGACAGCTACAAAAAGATTCAAGCCGAACTCGCGCGACCGTCTACGCAAGCGCTGCAAGCCAACGACCTGCGCACACAGGGTGGAGCGTCTGAGTTTTTGCGGCTTGCATCCGGTCGGCAAGATCCTGGCATTGAAGAAATGCGCGAGCAACTTAAAGAGCTGCGTGAAGTGAAGCAGGCTATACGCGCAGTGTTTCCGTTGCAGATTGTGGAAGTGTAGCCATGTCCATCCTCAATTTCCGCGAAGTCCTGCCCCGCACGTTCGCGCACAAGTTTGGCGAGAGCCCAACGGCCGAGCGCAAATTCGTGGTGACAGTCACGGAGCCTGTCGGCCACCAGCAGCTGCTTGATGCCGTTGCAATTTACCATGGGTCGATACACCCAGAGTTCACGTATCTGCTCTGCACCGAGGGCAGCGTCACGGAGCCCGATCGGCAGCACGCCGAGATCACGTATCGCTACGAAGTTCCAAATGTCGGCACGCAGGACAACCAGCCAAACCCACTTGCGCGCAAGGACGTGTGGAGTTTCAGCACTGGCGGCGCTGCAGTCCCGGCTCTCGTCTACTACCACGGCAGCGGCAACGCCAATCGCAAGGCACTGATAAACACGGCTGGCGATTTCTTCGAGTCGGCCATGACTGAGGAATCAGAACTTCGGTGCAGCATCAGCGGCAATCGTTCTGTGTTTCCTGTCGCAATCGCTGCCCAAGTGACAAACTGCGTGAACCTCGATCCGTTCATGGGGGCGGCCCTGCATCAGTGGAAGTGCCAAGGCATTAGCGGCCAGCAGCAAGTGGAAGTCGTCAACGGCGTGGAGATCAAATACTGGAGCGTGACCGTCGAGCTCGTGTATCGCCAAAGCGGCTGGAATCTTTTGCTGCCGAACGTCGGCTGGAACTACATCAGCGGGTCAGGAAGCAGCGCGAAAAAGAAGCGGTGCTACGTGTTCAGCGAAGAAGATGAAAAGGTGGCGTCCGCCAACGTCATGGCCCTGAACGACGACGGCAGCATCCGATTCAACACCGACTTCACCGGTTCAGGAGCCCCGACAATCTTGAACCGTCGAGTACACCCAGAAGTCGCCTTTACACCGCTATTCGGCACCCCGCCGTTCTAAGGAGCCCGCCATGCCCGACGTGAACTACACAATCAACGCCCAGGTTCAAAAGGGCGCACTTTCGCAGCAGTTCGCCGCGTCTGGCATCACTGCCGACATCGCCACTGCTGGCATGCTGGCCGTTACGCTGAACCTCGGCACGGCCGTCACGCAGATTTCCACGGCCACGCTGGGCTCGCTCGGCCTCTGCTTTGCACGCTCTCTGGCCACGGAGACGACGCACACCGTGTCGTTCGGCCGATTCGACGGCA